CCGGCGCTGTGGTCTACAACTCGGTCGAGCAGGACGGCAAGGTTCTGCGCGCTGTGATGCGGATTGGCTACGCTGTCCCGAATCCGGTCAAGGTTCTCGGCGGCGAGTTCCCGTTCGCGGTCCTCACTCCGACTGACCCGAGCGAGTCGAGCTGACGTTAGTGGGGCCACTGTACGAGGTGGCCCCACTTCCTTTTTTGTGGGGAGCGATGGACCAATATCAGGAGCGGTATCTCGCACACCAGCGCCGTAAGCGTGACACGCTGATAGAGCTGATGCGGGAGCGTCACTCAGATCGGATATTCGCTGAAGGCAGGGTAGACCGGTTCACGGTAGACGCTCTCTTCGAGGCCGTCGAATTGTGCCCGTCGTCCTGCAACAGGAAAGCGATCCACCTTTCGATCGTAGATGATCGTGACAGGCTCGCTCTCCTTGGCGGAACGCTGGTCGGGGGAGTTGGCTGGATTCACCGGGCTCCGCTTGTGCTCCTCCTGTGGGCTGATCCGATCGCGTACCGCGCCGGGAACGAGATTGAGTGGATGCCGTACCTCGACGCTGGGGTCGTCGTTCAGCAGCTCTACCTAACAGCTACAGCACTCGGGCTGAAGTGCTGCTTCGTCAACCCAAACATCAGAGACATCAACTGGGTCCACTTCCATAGGGTTTTCAGCCCAGCATTCGGCGACCCAGAAGACCCCAGAAAGGGAGTCTTCTGCGGGGCTATGGCGCTCGGGTGGCCGCGAAAGGATGAAAGTTGGACGTCGTATACCGATACCGAGCCACCAAGCACGGACACGAACTCCGCCTCAGCTTGCGCTCCCTGCGAAACCTCCCTCACGATCGGGTTTGGGTCTTCGGAGAAGGTCACCCGTGGTTCAGCGACCGAATCGAGCACGTCTCCGTTCCGCAGGACCGAGGAACCAAGTGGGCTAACTCCCTAGCGAACATCCGCGAAGCGGTGAACCACCCCGAGGTCTCCGAAGATTTCATAATGATGGACGACGACTTCTTCGTTCTTCGACCTGTTGAGATTCGGCATTGGCATCGGGGGACGATCGAAGAGTACCTCGGCGGAATAGAACCCAGAGGGAGATACAAGAAGGGCTTAGCTGTAACAGCCGAGCTGATGCAGCAGTACGGATTCGAAGGACCGTACTACGCATACAACCTTCACCTGCCGATGATCGTCAACAAGACCTTGATGCGAGAGGCGCTAGCTCTCGCTGACGACATCCCAGCGTTCAAACGGCCAGCCTGCTTCCATCTTCGTAGCTGGTATGGGAACTATGCAAAGCTCGGTGGAGAGAAGATCGAGGACGTGAAGGTCAGTGACTTCCACCGGAAGCTCAACGACCGAGACTTCGTGTCGACCACAGACCGAGCGTTCGTCGGCATGACGCCAATCTTTCTACAGCTCCGGGCCTTGTTCCCAGATCCATCCCCCTATGAGGAGTGAAATGGATGGACCTCATCACTATTGAAGACCTTGAGGAGTCGCTTCAGCGCAGTCTTGACGACGAAGAGAAGTCACTGGCGGCCTACTACATCCACCTCATCTCTACCTACGTCACCTGGTACACAGGTGTCGAGGTACACGATGGGGTAGTGACAAAGAAACTGAAGGCGAACTACTACGGAGATGTTGAGATTCCTGGGGCAGTAGACGAGGTTGTTGACGTTACCTTCTATGACGGCTCGACCGTGTGGTCTTGGCACTTTGACGGCGACAATCTTGTCTTCGGTCTCCCGCCCAACGCCCCTGTTATCGTTACTTACCGCTCTGGATACAAAGAGACCCCCGAGGACCTGAAACTGGTGGTCACAGAGGCGGTGAAGCGTCTCTTCCTGGATGGTGATGTAGACGCATCCGACCGCCTGAAGGCTATCCAGGTTGGTGATGTGAAGGAGGAGTATGCCACCGGTGAGGGTGATGACGGGCTTGGCATCTACTTCAACGAGTTTGAGCGGCTGATCCTTAAGTCTTACCGAGGTAGCGGCGCCTCCACCCTCCGACTTGGCTACCGTCCTTTTGATCCATCTCCTGGGATCCCGTCTTCCGACACTGCTCTCTTCGAGTAGGAGGTCGGCATGCAGAGAAGACTAGGGAACGACACCATCATAGTTAGGCGTCTTCCGCTGAAGCGTGATCCCGTAGACAACACCCAGTACTACGACCATGAGAACCCTGAGCTGATCACGATCGAGGGGTGTAGCGTTCAGCCGACGAAGCTAAGCGACAAGCTTCGCTACGAGGTTGACCTTGAGCGCCAGTTCCAGCAGACCTTCTTTCGCGTGTACGCACCCGCCCCCGAAGCCGAGGTCATTAAATACACCGATGAGGTCGAGTTCAAAGGTGATATCTACCAAGTCCAGGGTGCTGTTACTGAGTGGCGACGCAGGGACGGGACGCCTCACCACTTTACTTTCATGATGAAGCTTAGGGAGGGCTGATGGAGGTACTTGTGTCAGCTCCCCGATGGCGTATAGCCCTCGATCGTTTCGCCAGAATAGTGAAGCAGTCGACTCAGCTCGATAAGCAGATGGAAGACGTTGCTGAGGACATGCGGCGAACAGCGGAGGAAACCTACCGGGCCAAAGAGAAGGGTACTGGTACTGGCGAGACTCGCCAATCGTTTGTTAAGCGGCGCTTCCCTGGCGGTTGGGCAGTGGTCCTGTCAGTCGACATCGCGAACCTCGTTGAGGCTGGCGCTCATGCCGGAGGTAAGACCTTCGTCCTCGGTTATCGCCCGATGCGTGCTGCAATGGATCGTGCCGAGGAGCTTGGTTCGCGAGTAAATATCGGTCCTGGCCCCATTGCCCCGATCAGTAGGAGGGAATGATGTGGCCAAGTCCTACTGACAACGTGCCCAACGGGGATATCGAAGCTGCCGTGATCGAGATTCTTCGGAACAACCCTATTGTGACCTCGTTGGTCCCGGAGACCAATATCTCGACCGATCTCGTTGGCCGTGAACACGAATATATGAAGTGGATCTGTATCAGTCGCGAGGGTGGTCCGGACAAGTTTCCACTGGACTACCCGCGGATTGATATCCAGTCTTTTGGCTCCCGCAGATCGGAAGTTCAGAAGATAGCCGAAGCTGCTCATGCAGCGGTTCTCAATTCACCGGGCTACGTCGGGCACGGTTTGAAGATTCTGGCCGCCCAGGTGGAGGTCGGACTAGTCAGGTCGAACGACAAGTTCAGTTCGGCCACTCGCTACTTCTCCTCTATCCGTCTCACAACTCGTCCCTTTACCGAGGCGGAAGAATCATCCTAATTGGAGGCTACTAAATGCTTAACGCCCAGGAAATTCGGGTGGCCCCGTTCGGGCGCGTCCTGGTCGCCGAGGTGGGCACCGCTCCGCCGTCTGACCTTGAAACCGAGTACAGTGCTGAGTGGCACGAGCTGGGGTACCTGAGTGAGGATGGTGTCCAGCTTACGCCGAACCTCACCACAGAGAGCTACTCGGTGTGGCAGAGCCGACTCCCGGCGAAGGTGCTCGCGACCGACTTGGAGTTCACTGCCCAGTTCACCATGAGTCAGATGAACACTGACACCACGTCGGTCTTCTTCTTCGACGCTGAGTGGGTCGAGGAGTCTCCGGGTGTCTACCGGCTAGCAGTTGCCAGTGACCAGCAGCTCCGAGAGCGCGCGCTCTCCGTGGAGTGGACTGATGATGCTGGCTACAAGAACCGGCTGACCCTGCCCCGTGGTTTCGTATCGAACCGGGAGACCCTCACCCTTAACCGCACCAACGTTAGTGAGATGGGTGTTACCTTCCAGGCGCTAGACTCCGACGGTCTGGCCCTGGAGTTCATCTCCGAGAACCCGTCGTTTGAGCCGGCTGGCTCCTGACCTTTCAACCTACTTCCCCAGGAGGGAAACAGATGGCTGCACGCGCCGCTAAGGCTGAGGTCACCAACCTTGGTGCCCGGAAGTTCGAGTATAAGGGCCACACCTATACTGTTCCGGCCGCTGACGAGTGGGACCTTGCTGTTTTGGAGCATTGGCAGGAAGGCAACCTGGTTCTTGCGATCAAGTACCTTCTTGGTGAGGCTCAGTGGAAGGCCTATAAGGCCCGTCACCCGAAGGCGACTGAGCTGAGTGACTTCGTTGAGGCGATGTTTGCTGACGTTGGGGTGGAGCCGGGGGAATAACCCGCCTGGCCAGCGTCCTCACCGACAGCAGAAAGTTCGCAGCCCTCGAAGCAGATCTCCAAAGCGAGTACGGCCTCGACCTTCGGGACTTGTGGCGCCCGGGGTCGGGGCTGACAATTCGTCGTCTGTGTGTCCTTATAGGAGCCCTCCCGAATCACAGTCGGCTAGTTCGGCTAGAGCTGGGCGAGGATGGGAAGTTGGACCAGAAGGAGCACCTTCTCGTCGCGATGATTAACCAGCTCACACAGTTGGCGTATTGGAGTCGTATTGCAGCCCTTAAGGGGCTGGATCGCAGTCAACAGGCCCAGCTGATCCGAGCGGCTCCGAAACCGCTGTTGCCAGGCAAGAAGAAGGTTCGCTTTTCTACCCCTACTGAGATCGCAGCATTCATCCGGGGTAGAGGGGTTGTTAAGAAGGTATAGGGAGCGATAGGTGGCAGTCTCTATTTCCACTGGCGCTTATCGCGCTATGAAGTTGGGCGAGGGGTTCATCGAGATTACCCCTCGCATCGCACGCGGTTTTGAGCGGTCGCTTTCGTCAGGTCTTTCGCACATCGGTGCCACTTTGACGAAGGCGATCACTCTACCGCTTGCCGTTGCCGGCGGCCAGGCAGTCAAGATGTCTGCCGACTATTCGCTAGCAATGGGCAGGGTCCAGGCCCTCACTCACGCCACTGCTCAAGAGGTCCAGCAGTTCACGGATATCCTGAAACGGAACGCCCCAAGGTGGGGTGCCTCGCCGCAAGAGCTAGCCGAAACGATGTTCATCGTCGCTTCTGCTGGTGAGAAGGGCGCTGATGCTATTGCGGCCGTTGAGGCAGCCTCGAAGGCGGCTGCCGTTGGCATGGGCGAAGCAAACACGCTGTTCAAGGCGGCAAACTCTGCGATCTCGGCCTACGGTCGCGCGAACATTGACACCGCGAAGGCAATGGATATCCTTGTCCAGACGGGCAAGGAGTCTGACGACGCTGTGTCAAACATCGTTGAAGCGATGCTGCCAGCGATCCCGGTGGCGGCTAACCTCGGCATCCAGTTCGAAGAGGTCGGTGCTGCGATGGCAGCCCTGACCAGGACTCTGGAGCCAGCACAGGCCGGTACATCTCTTCGGCAGCTCTTTGTCACGCTGTTGAAGCCGAGCATGCAGGCTCGGGATACGCTGGCAGAGGTCGGTCTGACCGCTCAAGGTCTCCGAGATACGCTCGAATCCGGTGGGCTGTTGCGAGTGCTTCAGCTGTTGACCGAACGATTCGGGGAAAACGAGGAAGCGTCAGCAGTTCTCTTCAACAACGTCCGTGCCTTGACTGGCTTCTTGGCGTTGGCGAACATGGAGGGCAACGAACTTGCTGGGATCTTCCAGCGAGTTGCCAACCATACTGGCGCGCTTGACGAGGCATTCAGCATCGTAAGCGAGACCGCTGGATTCAAGCTTCAACATGCGCTCGATGTTATGCGGGCGACGATGATTGATATCGGCGACATGCTTGCCCCGATCGCCGAGAGGTTCGCTTCGGCCTTTGCCCGGATATTCGAGATCTTCTCTGAGCTGCCCCAGGACTCACAGGAGAACCTCCTCAAGTTCATCGGTAGCTTGGCGTTGCTCGGCCCCGCCTTTCTCGTAGCAGGTAAGGTTGTCGGGGCTATCAGGGTCCTTAGTGCTGGGCTCACACACTTCGGTCGGGCGCTCGGCTTGATCCGTGGTGTCAGAGATGTTATCCCGGCACTCACTGTCGCCCTAGGCGGCATCAACCCTGTTGCGCTGGCGGTCGGTGGGTCGCTGGCTTACCTGACGCTCAACTCAGAGGAGTTTCGGGGTGCTATCGGAGACCTCCTGGTAGCGCTAGCCCCGGTTGGTGACGCTTTCGCGACACTGGCGTCCATAGTTGGCAAGACGATCGCCGGTGCGCTTGACTTCGCCGGCAAGATGATTGGCGATCTGGTCGGGGCGTTCTCTATGCTGCCTCAGCCGATCCAGACAGCGACGCTGGCGCTGGGTGCTTTTGCTTTAGCGTTGAGGTTCGCCGGCCCAGTCGGGATTGCCCTGACAGCAATCGGTGCAGTTGTATCGGTCGTCCAGTCGTTCATTCCGAATGCGAAGGAGGCGGCTGAAGCTACTCTGGAGTTCAGCGGCAACATCGATGTCCTTAGTAAGCAGATTGACTCATTTGCCCGCGGTGGCGGCGCTCCGGGTAAAGAACTGGCGAACATTCTCAGGGACCTTGCCGGTTACTACCGTGAGATCCGGATTGAGGGTAGAAAGGTAATCCGGGACCGCGACATCCTTACGGGTGAACTGACAATTGAGGAAATTGAACCCCCTAAGTTCCGGATCGAAGCCAGCGGTCTTGAGGAGTTCCGTCGCAGCCTCAGTAGGATTCGTGCCGAGACACCCGAGGCGGTGCTTCAAACCCAGTTCTTCGATGGCGCGGTCAAGAGGCTGAATGAAACTACCGGTAATGCGGTTAAGATCCTCGATGAGCAGCTTGCTCGGCTAGTTCAGATCGGGAACCTACCTGGTGCCGAAAGACTGCTTCAGCAGATCGTGACGATGGAGCAGTTCGAGGCTGCCGCTCGGGACATCGGTGTGCCGGTAGAGGTACTCGCAGAGTACTTGTTCCCGACATACGCCGCTGCACTTGAGGAGGCTAACCGGGCAATTGGCATCACCGCTGATGCAACCAACTTCCTCGGTGAGGAGTACGCCGAGCTAGTGAAGCGCCAGCAGGAGGCCAACGATATTGCTGAGGTGACGTCAAAGATCTACGACAACCTCACCAGAACGACTGCTAACCTGATGGCTACGACTCGCGATCTCGAAGCGTCGTGGGACAACCTTCAGGCGGTCATCGAGGAGCACGCCGGACAGCTGTCGGTTGTCAATGGTCGTCTCGACATCACTGAAGAGTCTAACCGGAAGGTCGAAGAAGCCCTTCAGAACCATATCGACAAGATCCGGGATGCGATCGAAGCCTATCAGCGTGATGATGCCACCGTTCAGGACGTCATCGAGACGTACGCTGCTCAGCATGCGAAGTTGATGGAGGTTGCTGAGCAGGTTGGCATGAACACCGAGGAGTTCGAGCGGTATATCGAGCAGCTAGGGTTCATCCCCCCTGAGGTTTTCACTAATGTTGTTGCCCAGGGGCTTTCCTCTGCGATCGCGGATGCTGAACGGCTGTGGGCAATTCTCTTCCAGATTCGCACCGGGGTTGATCCTAACGTCGCGAAGAAGGAGTTCGAGAGAAGCATTGCTAACGCCCCATTCAAGCCATTCGCTTCGGGTGGCAAGGTTAGCGGCCCTGGCAGTGGCACTTCCGACTCGATTATCGCGAGACTGAGTAACGGCGAGTTCGTGATGAACGCCTCCGCTACCCGGTTCTGGGGGGATGCAGTTCTGAATGCGATGAACCAGAAGAGGATGCCGAAGATCTTCACTCCGATGTGGGCGAACGCACCCCAATCTGGTTTGTTCGACGCAACTGCCCCGTCGTCCTTTGCCCCGGTCGCTCCTGAGACCAGCCGTGAGACGACCATTGTCGTCAAGACTGTCTGCCAGGAGTGTATGCGGAAAGTCGCAAAGGATGAGATTCACGACCATGACGAGAAACTAGTCCACGCCTTCGGCGTGTAAGAGGAGAAGAGATGGCGAGCCAGGCGATTCGCTGGCGCCGGCCCATTGCGGTTGTTCGGAAGTTTGATGAAAACGGGATCCTCCGCAATGTGGTCGTCGCTGAGGGGAACATCCTCACGAACGCTGGAATGGGTCGCCTCATTGATCTCATCACTGGAGAGTCCGGCGTCGAGCCGCTCACTGCTGAAAGTGTGCGGCTCGGCGTCGGCGACAGTAGTGCTACTGCTACTGCTGAGGATACTGACCTCTCAGAGGGCTCTAACCAGTGGTTTGCCGAGATTGATGATGGCTACCCAGTTGCAAATGGGTCAACTATCGTCTACCGGGCCACATTCGGTGTAGATGACGCCAACTTCACGTGGGCTTGCTGGGGCCTTGATGTCACCGACTCGCCTCCGGCTACGTCGGGAGATACGCCGAATGAGTTGTTCAACCGAAAGGTGTTCAATTTCGGCACAAAGTCCGGTGGTATTTGGGACTTGTCCGTCATTATCGGGCTCACTCAGTAAGGTGTAAAGATGAGTGGCAATACTTCTAGGGGGTACCCGTACCCAGACGGCCCCGGTGTTGTCATCGTAGACATCTATATCTGACCTAAAGGAGGGGAATATGCTGACTCCCCATCTTTGGGAGGATGTTCAGTACAACACCTTCGGGGATGTCGAGCCCCTGTTCGACACCTTCGGTGATGTCACCGGAACTGAGATGGAGCTACTTGCTCCTGCCGCTCTCGAATCCAGTATTGTCATCGGAGAGGGAGACCAGCAGTCATTTGTAGATTCTGAGTCTCTTCTCGCTATCACCGAGGATGAGCAGCCGTTCGTTGATGTTTTCGAGGTGTTCTTCAACGACGATCCGAATAACCCAGGCTACAGGATCGAGATTGTCGGGCTGCAATCAGCGTCGGTGGACTTTGACATCATCGATGTCATTCGGCGAGATCCTACTGGTAGATACGCTGATGAGCTAGTTCGCGGTCTAGCGAATGTCCTCGTGTCCCGGGACGCGATGACAGTCATCGACTACGAGGCCCCGATCGAGACTCCAGTCGAGTACTACCTCCGCCTTCACAGTGATACTGGACAGTTCGACTTCGGCCCTAGGCAGGATAGCTTTGGTTTTATACCGACCCAACGGTCAGCATATGGCGGCGGGTCGGCTTACCTGAAGTCTATCGATCAGCCGGACTTGTCGATTCCGCTGATGGTCCAAAACCTTTCCTCTTGGACACAAGAGGCAAGAGTGAATGCGACGTTCGACGTTCTCGGCCGAAGAAACCCAGTCGTTGTCACTGATGTCACCAGTGGTAGGCGGGGAACTCTATCGGCATACGTGATGACGGACCAAGGACTGTCTCTGGAGGAAGTTGAGTCTCTCGTCGCGCCGGGTACGACACTGCTGCTCCAGAACAACAACTCTGATATTTCGGGGTTCCCGGACCTATACCTCAAGGTAGAGCAGGTCAGGTTCAGCCGCAAGAGCATGATGGTGCGCGACGGTCGGACAAAGAACGTACCACCAGTAGATGTGCTGGTCGTTTTCGAGATCGACTACATTGAGGTCGATCGGCCGAGCCCCGTTGGCATCGTTGCCCCGTTGCTCGAATGGAGCATCGTCAACGACACTCACGACAATTGGCAACACGTCAACAGTCGCTATACGTCATGGCGGCAGGTGCTAAGGAACCCCTTCGGTCCCAACGAGTCATCTTAGGAGTGACATGGCATACCCGGTCTCTTCTAGGTGGGACGCCTTTGTCCGTAGGGGTTTTCACCCGATCACCCGGATCGATGTTCAATATCCGGGTGAAGGGATTGTTCTACGAGACCTCCCCGTCAGCGAGGGTTCTTTGACATTCACCCGGAGGTCCAACATTCGGGCCTCCGGGCACATCATAGTCCCCGATCCAGAGCTGTTCCCAGCCTTGAATGACAGTTCGGTGATCTCTCCCTACGGTGCTGAAGTCGTTATATACACCGGGACTCTTTATCCTGAGGGAATCGGCTTCGAACACCTTAGCAGAGAAGAGCTGGTGGCTCGAAACCTCGCTGAGCTGATCCCGCTGGGTGTATTTGTCATCTGGAGTGGGGGAGGTTCAGAGAAGCAAGGTAATGCGACGAAACTAACGCTCTACGACCGGGCGAAGATCATCGGAGAGGGCGAGCACGTCTTCCCGACTGATTACGGTGGGAGCGGAGCCTTCGAAACGATCGAGGCCCTTCTGAAGGACACTAGTCCTGCCCCCGAGGGTATCGTTAGCTGGGATGTCCACTTCGATCCGGCCCTGACGGATATTGTCCTACCAGCCGGCACTACATTCGACATGCCCCGATGGCGGTTCATTAATCAGATCGCCGAATCGATTGGGGCCGAGGTGTACTTCGGTCGGGATGGGGACGCCTACGTTGTTCCTGTACCCGGCGTTGGCCCGGATACTAACACCTTTGACTGGCTAGTCGACGCTGGTGAGAACGGGGTACTGGTGGACATCAACCGAAGCCTCGACCGTCCGCCTGCGAACGGCGTTGTGGTTACTGGGTCAACTGCCGGCGATGGCCCCCAGCCATACGCATTTGTGACCGACCAGAACCCCGCTAGTCGAACTGTGTATGGCGGTGGGATGGGTAAAGTGGTCAAGCGGTTCGACATGTCAGAGCTAACTTCTGATGCCGAGTGCGAAATCGCAGCAGCGGCAAAGCTCCGTGACCTAACTGGCCTGCAACGGAAGGTCGACTTCCAAACTTTTGGCAACCCAGCCATGGACCCTGGTGATGTCATTCTCATTCGAGGGCTTTCTGGACCTGATGAGTTCCATCTTCTTGACGGCTATGAATACAACCTCAGAACAACCGAGATGCTGTGTGAAACACGGTCGGTCCAGTTTGTGGAGTAGGGATGAACCCTGAGAAGATGCGCGACTCTCTGAAGGAGATGGTTCGCGAAGTTGTCCGCGAAGAGATGGGCGGACAGGGGAACTTCCTCTACGGTACATACGTTAGCTCAGGCACCAGTCCTGGCCGTCACAACATCTCGATCCTCGATAAGAGTTTCAGCAACGTCCCTGCCCTTACCAGTGTCGGAGCCATGCAGCCCGGGGATACTGTGGTTTGCATTCGCAGTCGGGCAATGCCGCTGACCATTATCGGCCGGCTCGGAGTCGGGAGAATCTCCGGCGAGCTGATCGCCAGTAGCCAGGTGACCGCGGACTCGGCGACGTTCACCACCACTGAGACTACGGTGCTGTCTGTGACCGCGCCGCTGGTATCCGGTCGCACCTACCGTGTGGTCTTCTATGGAAAGTTTGCGACCACTGTCGCCGGTGACATCGGGGTTGCGCGCATGCGGGAGGACTCCTCGACCGGGCCGGAGCGCCAGTCGGACTTCTTGGACTTCAATAAGGCGTCCACGACTATCGGCTACTCGTGCTACATGGAGTTCGAGTACACGGCGAGTAGCACCGGCAACAAGACGTTCGTGGTTACCGGGGTGCGTAACGTCGGGTCGGGGACGCTACGCCTGGAGGCGGCGTCGAACCGGCCGAGTTATCTACGTGTCGAATATGTCTCGGGCTAGGAGCTGCTGATGTCGTACGCCCCGCAGACTCTGCTGAACGCCCGTGCGTACATCCTGGCGTGTATCCAACCGGCAGCGCGGGCAGATCGAGGTCATTTACCGGGGGGGGGCTGACAGCTTCTTCCACTGGCTAGCAGTCTTTGATGTCGGCCGCGCCGGCTCTTACATCACATCATAGGGGATAGTATGCCCACTCCTTCACCGCTTACTAATACGCCTCTGCCTCTTTTAGAGGATGCGCCTAACATCGAAACGTCGGTTCGTCCGGGGATGCTGAACCTTGAGAAGTTCGTCATCGCAAGGTACTCATCCACTGGTGCCCGGAATGCTGCTTTCTCACAGGTTTCGCCGTCGACCGGACAGGTCATCTATATCGCTAGCCTCAACGAGTTCCAGGTTTGGGACGGCTCCCAATGGGTGGAGTTCGGTGTCTTCACTGGCACTCGGGAGTTCTGCGCCGTAACGACAGAGGACCAGACTCGACAGAGTACTTTGTTCGGGAACGTCGTCGGCCTCAGTGTGCCTGTTTCGCCAGGTATCTGGAAGGTATCGGTGGACCTCATCTACCGAGGCGAAAACGGCAACTACCTTCGGCCGAACTTCTCGTTCCCCGGTCCTGATAGTCGGATCACGATCGGTGGCATCGCCCGGTCTGAAACCGCCACTGGGAGTGCAAACAACACTACGGTCGTAACCATCGACGCTACCTACAACCGGCTCAGCGGTGGTGTTGATGACATCCGCTTCGGTACTCGCACCCTCGGTGAGTCTCTCTACGCGCATATGGGCGGCACGCTGTTCTGCACAGCTTCCGGGACCCTTCAGATGCAGTTTGCTCGCGGGGGCGCTGCGGGCTCTACTGTCCGAATTGATAAGGGCTCTGTCATGGCTGCCAAGCGTGTCGGCCCTCTCCCGTAGGAGGCTGTATGCCTATCTACCCCGATATTTACTTCGGTCCGCCTAAGCACTTCGGACCCCAAAAGACGAAGAAGAAGTACATCGCGATCCACTCTACTGAGAACCCCAATGCCAGCGCCCGAGACGAAGCAGGCTACGCAAAGCGGCGACCTGACTCCGTTTCTAGTCACTACTACGCAGACAAGAAGGAGGTCATCCAGTCTCTCAACACCGATTACCGTGCTTTCCACGCCGGGTCGGTGAAGGGCAACGATCTCGCGATTGCGTGGGAGTTCTGCGGTACTGCCCGGTGGTCCCGTCAGCAGTGGCTCGACAACATAAACTGGCCGGCGGTTGCCAAACAGATGAAGAAGGACCTCGCTGCCCACAGCATCAGCCCGCGTGACCTTACCGTCTCGCAGATCAAGGCTGGCAACATCACCGGTCTTATTACCCACGACGAAATGCGTCAGGCGTGGGGTGGCACTGACCACTGGGATCCGGGTCCGGGGTTCCCGATGGACCACCTCATCAAACTACTTACGGAGGATGACATGGACCTGAAGGACAAGGTAAAGACCCCGACTTGGGCTCGGGAGCGGTGGCCCGACCTGGGGGAGTACATCACCGTCGAGACTGCGCTTGCGAGTGGCTACTCGCACGCCCGGTCCGGGAAGGATGAGACCTATCGGCAGTCTGCTGTCCTCCAGGCAATCCTTGCTGCGGTGACTGGTCAAGACGTCGTTGCGGCCGTGAAGGCCGAGTTGACGAAGCACGACCAGAACATGCAGGCTCGACTCAACGGGATGGGCGATCAGGTCGCTGCGAAGGTTGCTGCCGCCCTTGTTCCCGAGCTGGACGACCTCCCGGCTGAGCGGCTCCACGACGCCGTGAAGGAGGCCATCCGTACCGTTCTTCTTGAAGGTGTGGGCGACTGATGGCTGCTGAGATTACTGAACTCACCCTAGGCGAAGTCGGGAGGGCCGTGGAGCGAGTAGAGGCGAAGCTCGATCGAGTCATCGAGGACCACGAAAAGCGCCTCAGGCGCCTCGAAGCTATCCAGTACATAGCCATTGGCTTAGCCGCCACTCTCGGCACTGGTTTTGGCACCATCCTCGACAGGATCTTTGGAGGCTAGCGCATGTCTGACTGGTCTGCTTGGCGGCTGGACCTCTTCACCTGGGGCTGGATTGCTTGGATCCTGTTCTTCTTCGTGTGGGAGAGCGCGGCGCTCTACGCGCGCACCGGTCAGGAGTTGACCGAGCACCTTCGCCCAGTATTTGCCAGCCAGCCAGTTGTCTGGTTCCTTGCTGTCGGGCTGTGGCTGTGGCTAGGAGTCCATCTGCTCGCCTGGCAGTGGGAGCACAGGATTGTTGATTTCTTTGTTGATACCCTCAAGTGACAAGAACCTCGGGCACTGAACTCGACCACAGCGACGATACAGACGACGAGCACGAGGAACCTCCCGCTTTCTCGCACTTCGCAGTCTGAAACCCGTTGAACCCACAGGGGGAAAGAAAGTGGCAATCACACGTTCGGAAGTACTGAAGCGAGCGAAGAAATGGCCTGAGCGCACAGTGCGCTACAGCATGCAGGCGCTGCGGGACGGTTACCGTACCGACTGCTCCGGTTTCGTCAGTATGTGCTGGAACATTCCGCCGAACGAAAACGGTGGCTGGGGCGGTCACTCGACGGTGACCCTCGTGACCGAAGGCTATATGTACCCCATTTCAGAGAGCGAGCTGAAGCCCGGCGATGCCATTGGGCGTTGTGGTCCTGGCACAGGTGGTGCTGCGGGGCACATCATGCTTGTTGTCGGCTACAAGCCGGGTGCAATCTCGATCGCTGAGCAGTCCGGGGCGGGCTGGGGGCCAATCTGGCGCACGCTGTCGCGCATGCCCGACGGCTACCGCGCCTGGCGGTACCGCGGGATCAAGGACGACCCGCCGAAGCCGGCCCCGCCGAAGACGACTCCACCGAAGACGAAGCCGGCGCCCGGGCCGACGTACGCATACCCGCTTCCGCCGGGTTATTACTTTGGTCCGAAGAATGGCCCGGACCGTTCGGTTTCTGGCTACTACGGCCGTCGTTTCAAGGGCAAGACCGACCGCGAATGGATCAAGATTTTCGGTGAGCAGCTGCGCAAGCGCGGTTGGCCCGTAGGCCGGGGCAAGCGGTACCTCAAGTTGTACGGGAACGATGGCTTGTACGGCCGCGAATACATGGAACTGGTGCGTGCTTTCCAGCACGACCAGAACCTCGTGGTCGATGGCTTGCTGGGTCCAGTGACCTGGCGGGCGGCGTTCCACAATCCGGTGACGCCGTAGCTAACGGCTAGCGCATGTCTCAAGTAACAAGAACCCCGGGCACCCGCGCCAGAGGAAATCGAGATGGAACAGACGACTAACCGACAGTACCCGTACCCCACACTGACCGATCCGTTCACCCCCAGTGCGTACATTCAAGCGCTTGCTGAGGCAATTGATGCTGGGGGGTTGCTGAAAGTTGCCCTGTGGGACGGTGACGGCTATAACGACACCCCTATCGCGCCGACTGCCTACATCGGACCTGAGGAGCCCACTTCGCCCACAGACGGTGATATCTGGCTAGAGACGGAGTAAGGGAAATGAAGGTTATTGACACTTTCAGCCGCACCGTCTCTAATGGTTGGGGTACCTCAGACAGCGGACACCAATGGGTGATTCTCGACGGCCCACCGTCGCAATATTCAGTAAGTAACGGTGTCGGTAGAATCTCCTTAACGGGGGATGCTATCGCAGTGTTGCTTATCGACGGCGCGGAGATGAAAGACTTTGACGCGGAGTTTAAGGCCAGAATCTTCCCTACTGATAGCGACGAGTCTAACGTTAGACTGGTCTCATTTACTTTTCGGTTTGAATCCGCCGCCCTCTTTCTCGATTTCTACCGCGTGCCCAACGAAACGCGGCTTGAGTTCTCAATTAGCAGGCCGGACGGCGAATTCGACTTCCTAGCTGATGCCATAGTCACCGGCATCAACCCCCATAGTCACCAGTGCACGCTAAGGGTGCTTGCCGAGGGGAACAGGGTGCGGGCGAAGGCATGGAACAGTGCCCAGTCCGAACCGTCAGAATGGCATATCGACTACATCGACAACGACATCGATACTGCCGCCGGGCAATTTGGCATCTGGGCCTTTGGCTGGGAAGAAGGTGACAGTTTTGAGTTTGATGATTTATCTATCATCTCACTTGACCCGTCACCGCTTAAGGTGCGCATCGGAGGCGAGTGGGTAGCCGCTACCCCACACATCCGGCGTAACGGTGTGTGGGTGCCTGTGAACGTCTCCGCGCTGGCTGCACAATGAAGGAAGCCCCCTGGGTGTATAACCCAGGGGGCTCTTTTTTTGTGCCTTCTTACCGGCGCATCGCCAGTGAGAATCCAGTACCACTGCTGCCAGTGCATGTCTGGAGGATCAAGTCGTAGTTCCACATCCAGTCCGGTGCCTTGCCACCCTTGACGGGCTGCCACTCGTGGCCGACGACCTCGTACTCCCCAGTGCAGGGACCCTGCGTGACCCGGACGATCGTGCCGACCGCCAGGTCATCGAGCCAGTACCAGCCCATGTTGTCGTGGCCGGCGAGCAGGCACAGACCCCACACGCCCGGGTCAAACCAGGTGACCAGCGCCCCGGTGTCCACCGCAGCCTGCGACTCGAACGCGGTGATCGGCGACAGGGTCACAACCGGCGGCCCGGCCGGCTTCGGCTCGGCCTTCGGCGCCGGCTCGGGCTCGGGCTGGGGAGCCGGCTGAGCTGCCGGCGCCGGCTCCGCCTTTCGCTCCACCTCCGCCTTTGACTCCTCGGCGGTCGGCTCCGGCGTCGGCGTCGGGCGCTGTACCGGAGGCAGCGGGGGGTCCCACGTCGCCTCAGGGAGCGGCTGAACGGGCTGCGAGGTGTCAGTCGAACCAGCCCGATCCAGGTCATAAGCCGCAACCTCGGCAACACCCCAGAGGACAACAGCGACTAGGGCAGTTGCGAAGATGGCCTTCCATCGTGTAGCGCGCTTCATCGAGGTTCCTTTCACCTGGTAGCCGCCATCGTTCCTCTTAGGGGAGCTTGTGTAACACCGGAACGACAGCCTACCCGACTTTATTCCGTCTAGGCCACACCATTGATGATATCAGTCAGTCGGGCGACCGCTCGGTAGTACGTTCGTTCCTCCGAAGAGCCACGCTCGAACTCTTCATCGAGGCCATGCTTCCGAAGGATGAGCCGCTTGTACTGTACTGGAAGACGCTTCCACGCCCGGGCGACATCACTGTACTCAGCGAGTAGTTCGTCAATGTTGTAGGATGGCTCGGTGCCCCTCTTCCGGGGGTTTGTGTCGCCTGGGTTGCCGATCATCGGGGGGATCTTCACCCAGTTCTCTCGATCGAAAACATGGTTGAGGATCTCCCTGACGTGACTCACCCGGTAGGCAAACTGAGGTGAGATGATGAGGTGTTGCGCACGGTACTCTCCAGCCTTGCGGTGCGCGATCTTCGTCAGCAGCTTTACCCGCTTACTGAAGATCTTATCCCACTTCATTTCAGTGATTGCGACCCACAGGTCTTGTTCAAGGTCTTCGGCCTCGACATCCGGGTAGTCTCGTGCTACCCGCTGGGCCACCCTCCTAACGGTGGACTTCCATCGGTCGTAAATCGTTTCGCTCATAGCGCTGCTTGTACCTCCACACCGTTCTTCCTCTTCGACTCCCGACTCCAACCCCCACAGGCTCCACACCGGTATCGCTGGTACTTACCGAGCCTCGTATAGGCATAGCCCTCCCTCTTCAACTCGCCACGAATACCACACCTCGGGCAAACGTCACCCTCGACATAGAGAGCCCAGTTCGGCATCGTGTCGATCCAAGGCTCCAGCCTTTCTAGGAGTTGTTCGTTCAGCCGGACATCCTGGATGTTGTAGCGCTTCATCAAGCGCCATGCTTTGTCATCTCCGGCAAGAACCCCAATCCACAAGTCGTGTCCGGGGTGCTGGACCTTACCGTCCAGACCGAGTGCTTTAGAAACGTACTCCAGCTTCGAGCTCGGGAAACGGAACTTCCGCTTCACCACTTTGTAGAGATCGATCGAATTCGTTGGGCTTGGTGGAGCGATGCCAGCTAGGAGGATGTCCTTCCGCAGTGTAGGCAGATCAAAGTTGTCGCCGTTGTAGGTGACAACAGCGTCAGCCTTGTCCAGCAGAGCCGCGATCTCTGGTATCATCTGTGGGTCACGGTGGTCGCGGAAGTAGATCCTATTCTCGCCACGCCACTTCGCAGCCCAGCAGAGAGTGAAACTAGACTCACGAAGCTGACTGATGGAAACGTTCTGCTGCCATAGCCCCCAGACATGAGCTACATTCGGGGATGTCTCGATATCGAGGATCAAGGTCCTCACAAAAACCTCCCAACTACACAGCACACCACCAGCATCAAACAGCCGACTACGACGATGACCCCCTGTGAATACGCCCTAGCGGCAGCGCGGTACTCTGCTTGTCGCGCAGAATGCCGCGCCAGCTGCTCCTGGGAGTACGTCGCGTACTGTCGAACCGTCAGCGGCTTCGGCCTCTTCGGCGGCTTCAACCGATCAGCAACTAGCCGCTTCATGCCCCTGGCTGCCAAACTTGAACAGCACGCCGCTGCTGGCTAAGTAGCTCGCCATTGTCCTTAGGGGACATCTACATCAACCTCGCAGCGATTGCGTCCGCGATCTTCAATGTAAAGAACAGGAAAGCGACACCTAGCACCGCTAAGATTATGATTAGCGCTCCATCACCCTTCATCGGGAAGGTCTCCGTTCTCAGTAACGCACTCCCAACCGCACCCGGCGTAGCCAGCGATATCGGCCCACGAATCCCGCTTCTCCGGCATCCACTGTAGGCGCGAAATCTTAACCAGGGTCACCAGAATTGCTACATCGTGGGGCTGAATTCTTCCTCTCGCTGACCGGTAGCCCATCGCAGTCATTGCGTCAGCGGCACGCTTAAAGTCCTGTGTCGGCGGGCCGTACTGGTTATTCCGATCACCAGTGATGAGGGCCTTAGCTTCGTCAAGGAGAGCAGCCCGAGGAGAACTTGTTACGGACTCTGAGCGACGGTCTACGGCATCCTTCCCCGCCAGCTTGTCTGCCACCTTCTTCACCGATTCAATGACGTCAAAGTCCATAGAGCTCATACCTCGCCCCCGGCCTAATCAGGAATCGGACCTCATCTACAGCTACATCCACCGCTACTGCTTGACACGAGCACAGAACGAGCTCTTCGAACTCGCGCACATTCAACACAGTGTCACATTCGAGGCACCGGGCGACGTTACGCGGTCTGTGCGTCGTGTTCGGGGTCGTCGTCATCATCTGATACAAGGCCCCACTCCGCTGCCAAGACGTCCGCAGTAGCACCAGCAACAATCAACGCCCCCTGAGCTACAAGAGCCCGCGCCTCCCGACACCGTTCGATCTGCTCCGCGTACTTCTGCTCGATCTGGTGAAGGAGATAAGAGATCTCCCGTGAGAAATGAACAATATTTGCGTTCTCATCTATCAGCTCTTGATAGACGTCGTAAAGAGCAGCGTCAACCTCTTCTCCAGAGGTGGGCTCAATAGGTTCGCTCATCACAAGGCCTCGGAATCGTAGTCGTCGGTGGTCACTGCACGATAGTCAAAGATCGCCTGAACGAGACTCCTCTTGAAGTCACGGAGAAAGCGGAGAAGGAACTCATAGGCGTCAAGAACGCGCTGGAAGTCCTCCTCTGTAAACTCCCCATCCTCATCGATCCAGTCTTCCCACATCGCCTCGGCGTCGTAGAGAAGCTGGTCCCAAGCCCGCTCGAAGACCTCACGGTCGGACAGAATCATCAACTTGGTCCTCCACGCTTAACTAGTAGGTACAGAGGGGTGATGTGAATAGGGCGGTGAAGTAGACGAACGGGTGCTTTAACCAGCCATCACCACCGCCATGTATATCCACTCTTCCCCTTCCCGCTGGAGCATCGAGTTCACATCCTCGCCCTCCGGCATATAGACGATTCTACCACCATCGATCCCGTTAATGACCCGCTCTGCGAACTCTCGGCCTGGGTCGTCGCCTTGCGCCAAGACAGTGACTTCCCGCTGATAGAAGATCCTGCTCCATTCCTTACGCCAATTGCTTGCGCCGGGGATGCCAACCGCCTGTAGCCCAGCCTGGACCGCAGAAATACAGTCCATCTCACCCTCGGTGATGACAACCTTCCGAGCGTGCACGAGAACCCGAGTGTTGAAGATCAGGTTCGCCTCGCCCTTGTCCTTCATCCAACGATTCTCGTCGCCATCGATAGCCCGGAACTTCATCCCAACAACACCTGAAGGAGTGAGATAGGGGATGGCTAGGCGACCACTGAACCGTTCGTCTCCAGGAAGCGGGTCACCGACGTAGCCAACGCGAAAAGCCCTGGCGGTCGCCCTTGTAAGCCCTCGGCTTTCCCAGTAAGTCGAAGCCGGACTGTCGCTGAACTGGGCTTCGTAGGCTTCGAGGCGCTTCTCCAGTAATCTCCGCGTAGATGGCGACGGCACTAGCGTAGTCACAGTTTTCCTTCCGGCGAATGAGGGAAATGGCGTCACCTCTCATGTGGCACGCCATGCAAGCGAAGGCCCCAACATCAACGGAAACCCTGCCTGATGCCGTCCGGTCTCCGTGGAACGGGCACTTGATGGTGAACCACCCAGTGCGCTGAGGGACGGGATCCGAGCCGTAATGCTCCAGAACGGCAGCTATGTCAAGAACCTCAGGCTCCCGTCGTCTCATCGGGCTTCGCCCCCGAAGCCTTCGCCATCTTCTCGGCCACGAACGACACCGCCCCAACACTCATCGTCATGCGGAGCATCGCCCTGGCGTCGGCATCCAGCCCGCTCTCCTCGAATGCCTTGTCGATGAAGGCAATGTACTCAGTGAGCGTAGTGAGGATGTTACTGCCCATGATCTTCAGGAACTCCTCGTTAACCTGCTCCTGGCCCGTCACTTCTTCCTCCTTTTACGTCGCCGCTTTCTCTTGTCCTTCAAGACCCACAAGCCTGGATTCTGGTTGTACTCCTTCGAGTAGTCAACCTGTGACAGCTTCCGGTTGGTCACGAAGGTAGGCCCGAACATCTTCCTAATCGGAGGGTTCTCCAAATACTCCAGGAGATTCCGAGCCAGCTCCACTTCGTGGTACGAGAACGCAATCACGGTGGTGTTACAGCGAACACATACAGCTCCGTAGCTCTCTCCGGTCTTGTGGTTATGGTCGATGTTCCACCGAGTGGGCTTCTGGCGACAGATCGGGCACTTGCCTCCCGTGCTGTCGATCAACTCTTTGTACTGCTCAACCGACAGGCCATAGACCCCTGCCTGACGTGCCTTGCTCTTGCAGCTAGTCGAGCAGTACTGGCGATTGGGATGGGTCCCACCGATGCCAACCTCACACCATTTGCACAATCGTGAATCGTCGCCAGTGACGTATGCTCCACCCTTCTCACCGCCCCTCGTCACCTTGATAGCCTTGCTTCGACAAGCCCGACACCAGGGGTATTTCCCGTCTGGCCGCGAAGCGTCGTTGTGGAACGCCTTAGGTCCTTTGGCCTTCAGACACTTTCGGCAGACCTTCAGCCCATCATCGTCGGCCACTCACGCCTCTTCCAACCGAGCATTGTGGAGGTGAACGAGGTACTCGGCGTCGGCCTCCTTGTAGACAGTCGCAACGACGATAACCTCACCGTCAAGAGCTGGGCCGACATACCACCGAGGATCGGTGTCCTGATAGACAGTTGATGCCCTATAGATCCACGGCAAGCTCAGTGCGTCAGGCACTTGTGGTCCTCCTACTCCGGTGGATTTCACTGATGTCCCGTTCATCCTTGCCTTTCCACGTCCCCCTATCGTTCTGCACTAAATTGACTGACTCTGGCGGAAGACACTCGCCGTCTTTCCGGTGAGCGTCAAAGTTTGCTGGAGTTGAGAAGGTGTGATGACAGGAAGCACAATGGGCCATCTTCAGGCCAGTCCAGCGCGAATCACACCCCCCACACATACCTACGCTCATTCCCCTCTCCCTGTACCGAAGCAGAACATCTCTGGCATCCACGGAATGTCTACGATCATCGACCCGTCTGCTTTCGCCCGGCCACGACGATTCTTCACTACGGAAACACCGAGAAGATCACTTTCTGGGTAGTGAAAGGTCAATACCACCTGCGGCCGTTTGTCGATCTTGTTCATCAGACCTGACCGGGGGATCGGCTGGGTGCCGTCTGTGTACTCCCCGGTGACGTGCGCCAGGACGAATACAGCAGCACCGGTCATCCGAGCGAGTCGCTTAAGAAAGTCGAGAATCGCGTCCTGGCTCCTCCACTCCTCGCCGCCAACACCCATAGGATCGACATCCATCAGGTTGTCGATGACGATAATTGCTGGCCAATCACCGTACACAGTGGCGAAGGCGTCAAGCTCCTGGCGGATGTCCTCCGGGCTCGGTCCTGCCTGAAACGACACCCACAGGTGAGAAGTCTCCTGTTGAAGCTTCTCCAATGCTTCTTCGTCGCCCTCTTTCAGGAGCCGTTCGGCTTTATTCGTGGTGATGTTCAGAGCATTGGCGATAGCCCCAGTGCTGAAGGTCAGAATGTCGTTGTCCGCCGAGAAGTACAACGTCGGGAGCTTCAGTTTCAAAACGAGGAACGCTGCGAACGCTGACTTCCCGCCACCCGGTGCTGCTGCGAGAAGGTGGAGCCATCCGCGCCGAAACTTAACCCCAACGTTGTCAAGCTGGTGGAAAACAGTGGGGAGTGGGTCGCCCTCTTCAACGCGGTTACGAAGGCTAAGACTGAGGGTCTGCATTTTGCAAGCTCCCAATGTGGCTGTCGGTTTCACCCCGTAGTCCGCCGGGGGATCGAACCCCGAACGTCCGCCTGCCCGGACTGCGGACCTACCTCATTCAACTATACGAAACGGCCTCGTTAAGAACCCTGAAGAGGTCCCACAGGAGTTCTTTCTCCGTTGTTTCCGACCCTACCCGCCCCTTCAGCCAACTCATCAGTCGCTTCGCTTCATCAAAGTCGAACTCCACAACGACTGGGGGCTTGTAGTCTCCTACCTCGATCAGTCGCATCAGATAGTCATCTCCCCCATGGAGCTAGGTCAGTCCCTAGGTCAGTCCCTCGCCCAGCACTCACGGTCCCTACCCCGCTCAGGGCAGTACCACCGCTTTTTGTACCCCTTCCCAGCGAGGTCGAGCATCGGGCCGTGCTTACAGGTTGGGACCTCAACATCAGCGACCGGCGGAGGGGTGTCGGCCTTCCGGTCGGAAGCCCGCCTCTTTGAGGAGTCCCCAGTGAAGACACCTTCAGCGACGAACGCCTTCTTCGTCGCGTTCAGCTTATCGAGGATCTCGTCGGTCTTCTCAGTCACCGACTTGATGATCTCGGCCAGCTCTTCACCGTTGTTAGCCCGGAAGACCAACTGGTCCCCGTTGACGAACGTCGAGAGCTGGACCGGGGGAAACGCAGCGTCGCTCACGCGACCCTCCTATCGTTGTAG